TACAAACACCATCTGCCTTAATCTCTCCCCTTCCGTAGGAATATTCTTAATTTCCTCGCGAATCTTATCTGTAGCAGCTTCAACCTGCTTAACTTGTGTGTTTGTAAGACCTGTCTGGGCCTCATATTGCCCAGACTGCGCAGAACTCAATTGTGTTCTGTTATACGCCTCAACTGCAGGCGTAATAACATCAAATTGCTGAGGCATTTGAGCTGTATACGACGATCCTCCAGGAGTCGTCGCTCCCCCCTTCATGGCAGCCAACATAGGGTTAATACCCGCTGCCTTCATATCGGCAACAGCACGCTGATACGACGTATTAGACATCTCTCTTTGGAATTCCATCTGCTGCGCGGCAGACTGCGCCGACGCAACATTAGCAGAAGCTGCTGCTTGCTCACGAGAACGATTGCCTAATATGCCCCCCACAAGGGAGGCAGCTCCGCCTAAAATATCTTTAAAAAAAGACATTAGAAATGATCAATCAGTCCAGGCACTGAATACAACGGCATTGGCCGTGCCTGACGAACATTAAAAAACGCATCAAACAAAAACTGTTTACCGTTTGCTGCTTCACCAATAGCCACCACTCGATCAACTGGTGGCGTATCCTCAATAAACTCGTCGTTCAAAGCGGGCAGAGTCCCAAATTCTTGGGCCAAATGCCAAGCATCTAATGTACCCGCTGCCGTTGAACGAAAATAACCAGTAATCTGGCTGGGCTTATAACGATACTCTGCCCAGCGCTCCTGATAACCAAATACGTCATCATCATCCGCTGTACCAGTGCAATAAATTTCTTTATTAAGCACTGCCTGCTCACCAAGAGTAGCAAAAGCAGGAAAATAAAAATCATAACGTGTAGACCTTGACCACATACGTGGAAGGCCCTGCTGATATGTTAAATCAGCACGAACCGACACTAAACCTATAAGCACCCCGTGCTCAGTAGCATTGTACGTAAATCCGTGATTGTACGCGAGAGCCGTGCCAAAAGCGGCCAAATTACCTTGGGGACTAGTATCCTCAGCAAGCCCCGTGGCGCTAGTTTGGGCAACGGGATTAATAGATACGGGAGTGCTACCACCACCAAGATACTCAGGGCGCTGCAAACGAGCATCAGGGCTGACAACTCCAAAATGCGAACGGATAATTTCAGTGTAACGAGTACCGCCACGGGCATCCCTTTCTAATAGTTTCTGTATCTGGAACGACTGACGAAGCTGATTAATAGTCGCAGCTGTAGCAGTCGACAAATCAGCAAACATAGTTGAACCAGTACCAAGAGTAATTCCAGTATCAGTAGCCCAAGTACCACTACGAAATGTAACCTGTGCATCTGGGGCACCATACGTCAAACTAGCCGTACCACCAGCTGCATTAGCCACAGTAATAGTTCCATTAGACCGAACCTGGGCCTGACCTCCTAACGGCAAAGTAACAGGATCACCTTTCTGCGGCCAAGGCAAAGCACTCGTAAAATAATCATGTCGCTTACCGCGACGACGCAACACATAATCGGCAGGATCATCCGGACCATCATCAATATCAACAACTGCAGAATCTTGTAAATTCTGATCTCTAAACCACTCATTAAAAATCAAATTATAAGCTCGTGTCCAAAACGCACAATGAGAAATAACATTGGGCGCTACCATCTGGCCTGCCGTAGGCAATCCCATATAATCTTGCAGTGAATTCACTGCATAACCACCTGCCGGACTAGTAGTAATCGGCACTGTGTAATCTATCGAACTGTCAGGATCTGGGTACCTTTCACCCATAAACTTCTGCCAGTTCTCCCAAACCAACCGGTTTGGAACAAAAAAGAAAAACGAATCAAGATGCATGTTATCCATAATTGGAAACAATGGCGTAGCTAATCGAGCAAACGCCGTCATCTGTAAATTAATCGTATCTCCAGGAAGAACTTCATCCACATATACGGGAATAAGATATCCCGCATCAAACGTCGTCTTATACGACTTCTGTGAATCAAACTTAGACCGGGGAATATCAGCTCGCGGAATCATAGCGAACTGATGGACATTTACAGACTTATTACGATGCATCATCGTTATCTCCTAATTGCGGGGCGATCTTTTCAGATCACCCCCCTTGTATTTAACTACGGCTCTTAACCTGCTTGCCTAACGCTAACAGCTTCGGAGTCTCATGTAAAGCAAATTTACCATCAAAATCATCAAAAATACCCAATTCATAAAGATCAAAATCGTCGGGATGCGCATACATCTGATTATCAGGCGCATTACGATTGACTTCATCTTGAAAACTACGAATAGCAACTCCAGTAGCAGGTAAAAAAAACGGCCGACCATAACACTCAGCGGCCCTGTCTCTGATAGTACATACTAACATCTTCATAATAGTTCCTCACGTCAAACTACGTTTAAGCAAGGAAAGTCGGGCTTTCGCCACTTTTTCCTTTGCTGCCAATCTCTCAACAGTATTATCTTCATACTTATCTCGAGCTCTCTTTTCTCGCTCAAACTCTATCCATTCAAAACTGATAGGGTCTTCGGCCTTGTACTTTTTATCGTAAAAGCGAGGTGGCCGAACCTTACGACCGTTTACCACCACAAAATCATGGGGATAAACGTCATCCTTAAATTCCTTATACCAATCATACCCAATACCTGGCTTTAAACTCATCTTATTAAACTCAGGTCTACGCTGCGAAACCTCCCCAGTATCTGGGTCAACCCACTCATAATGCTCCGCTTGCTGCTGGCCGTTAATCTTCTTCATTATGTAACGGGCAACGTACGCAGCCGATTGAAAGTTGACCTCTCCGAGGGAGGAATAACCAAAAGGCCACAGCTTTTCAAGCTGTTCGGATCTAAAAATTCGACTGCCAACATCCGTCCGCTTCCAAAGCTTCTTATCCGAAAAATCGAAGTTGAAAACGCAGGCATGGAAGTGAGGTCTCCCAAAATTTTCGCCATACTCTCCAGCCATATAAAAACGAATCGGATACTGACCCTCAACAGGGTCAATGCCTCTATGCGCCTTTCTCAGGCGCTTCATGAACTTCTGAAAATGATCATAATGCAAACTCTGGTCTGCCGGCAAGTTCTCATCGTTATACGTCAACGTAATAAAACAATTATTTGTATACCTACTTGCCTCATGCAAACACCTAATCGCCCACTGGCGAGAACGCTCAAGCCGACAACCTACGCACTGACCGCATGGCAGCGTGAGGCTGCGCACGATGTCGTGCCTGGCGCTCTCATAGAAAACAACGTCCCCTGCTGCCGTTTTCCACGCCGATAACGGGTGGAAACAGGGCACGTTATAGTCGCCATCCGCCGCGCATAGGGTTACTACGCATATTGGCGGACTTCGTCCGCATAGAACCCCTACGAAACTTCTTAGCGGCTTTATATTTATTCATTGGTCTGCGACGCATCATACTTTTTCTCCTTTTGGTGTCACCTAGCACAGTTACATCAAGTAGATCACTGTGCAGGCTCGCCCGAAACGGGCTCGCTAGGTGACGAAACGACCGCCTGAGCGGTCTCTTGAGACAAAAGGCCCAATGCCTTCATCTCATCCCTATTAGCCTCATCTGAGGCAAATTCAACAAAAAGAGCGGGATCATTATCAAACCTTGCCCGTAACTTGGCGGGCAGCTGAAGGAAAGAGTCTTGAGCTGCCATCACCGCATTAAGGGCAGACTGATAATCAGTAATCCCGCTAAAATCACCATATTGAGGCTGAACGCTACCAGCAGGTAGCTGGCCAGTAACATTAAACTGGCGCAAAATATAATTAATATCGCACTCATCTCGAAATGACTGCTTAGCAAGACTAGGCTTGCGAAAAACAAAAGTGGAACTAGCACTATTCTTGTCACGATCATAGGTAATTGGATTCTTAACACGACTCACTTTAGACCTTTCATAACGCCAATAACTGTATCAATCAATGGCTTTAACTGACCATACTCACGACCCAAATTGTCCAAACTCGCAATGGCGCTAGCCTCAGCGCCAACAACCTTGGTCTCCTCTATAAGCTTCTTAACCGTCTGTGCCAACATACGTTGGCGCTCCTGAGACTCAAAACCCTGAGCTCTATACAAATACTCTTGCTCTTGCAGTACAAACACCATCTGCCTTAATCTCTCCCCTTCCGTAGGAATATTCTTAATTTCCTCGCGAATCTTATCTGTAGCAGCTTCAACCTGCTTAACTTGTGTGTTTGTAAGACCTGTCTGGGCCTCATAT